TGTCTGCCTTGACGTATGCCCTGGGGATCGTCGGGTGCGGCGCGAGGATCTCGCCGATGGCTAGAGCTCCACCGGACTGGTTCACGCGGTCGTCAATGTCGAGCGTCGTGCCCGACCCGCCGCCGCCCGCGCCGAACGCGACCCAGTTGCCGTTTGCGATCCCACCTTCAAGGCGATACGTGGTCTGGTCGGCTTGGACAAAGCAGAGCATTCCCTCCTGCCGCATTTGGTCTGCGTCGTCGCGGGCAAGTGCCGCGCCTGGTATCGCGTCGCGGGCTGCAATGTCGAAGACCTGTTTCGTGCCGCCTTTGACGTCAATGCTCCGCACGGTCGGGGTGCTCGACCCGGACGCGAGCGGGGCACTGTTGAACGTGTCGCCAGCACCAAAGCCTTTGGTATCGAACGGGGTTGAATTAGCCATGCTGCTCCTATGGGCTCACGGTAAGGTCAACCGCGAAGCCGTTGCCCGAACCGGTGCTGCGCCAAACGTCGTAGAGGGCAGCGACTCCGTTCGGCGTGTTCGGCGTCACCGAGATACCAGCCGTGTCGAGAACGAAGCCACCGGGGAAACCGGCGCCGCCGATCTGCACGAGGAAGTCGAGCACGCTGGTTGGATTGAACGCCTGCGGGAACGCGACCCAGATATACTCGCCGATCGTCCACGCGAGCCCGGTGCGAGCAATGCCTTTGTCGGCGCGTAGCTCGTTCTCGAGCAGCGCCTCAATGAAGACCTCGTCGACCGCGCCGGGGATTGGCGCGACGCCCGCGTAGACCTTGGGGAGCCATGTGTAGGTCTCGACGTCCTGCGCCACGTCGGTCCCGTCGTCAGCCGTGTAGGTGAAGTCAACGGTTTCGCCGATCAACGTCTTGGTGTAGACAAAGCCCATTCCGCCGGTCGGGACCGGGTCCGCGTCTCCCAGGATATCGACAGCCGCGTTGCCGTCGTCGTCCTGAACCGTGCGCGACACGAACGGACCGTCTTCGCCTGCCTTCGTCGTGTTGAAGGTCAACGTCGCGGGTAGCTCAGCGCCGAGCTCAAGCGGTGACGCCGTGATCTTAATCAGGTCAACGGTCAACGGGATTGGTGTAGGCGCGGCGGCGCCAGGCCCGCCACCGGACCCGCCGCATACGCCACGCCCCGGAAGCCAACGGCTCGTTCTCCAACGTGTAGTCATGAGCGAATCTCCCTTGGCAGTCTACCCTGCGGAATCGTGAGCGCGAGCGTGTGACTCAAACCGAGTCCCTAGAGCCAGTGAACGCCGACCGCTTCCTGGTAGGTCATATCCTCCATGAGGACAAAGTACTTGGTGCCCTTGATCGCCACCTCGGGCGCTCTCTCAAAGGGCGGGACGCACGCTGAGCGAGCGAGTAGCTCGCCGTTGACGTCGTAGAGTTGGAACTCGTAGAGAGTCTTGTCGGCGGTCATGCCTACCTTTCAGAAGTGTCGAGGGGCTCAATGTCAACGAACACCTGCTTGCGGTCGTTTCGCTGCTCGACCTTCGTGACTGTGTATTTCACGCCACGCGGAAGAAGGAACTCAGCGTCCTCGCGGTTGGACGCTTCCTCGACGAAGTCAAGGTAAGCACCCTTCGAACCCTTCGGCACATTGATCACCAGCTGGACGGCCTTCGCGTCAAAGATTTCCTCTGCCGCCTCGCCGAACTTCTTGTGGTCCCGAATGAGGCTGGTACTGCTATAGCCCTTCTCGTTGAACGTGTCGTCGGCCTTGAGCTTCTTGAACGCCGGGTGAGTGCTCTGCCGGTAGACAACCAGGTCCTTCGACGTTGCCGTCTTGTCGAGGAGTCCGTCGAGCGACTCGACCATTCCCTGCTTCCGCTTGCCGAGCAGGTCGGCACGGTCGGCACGGAGGAGGTCGTTGATCTCAAGGGCGTCGCCCGCCTTGTAGTCGAGGATCGACTCAATCTCTTTGTCGTTTGCCTTCGCGAGAAAACCCTTCTGCTCTGGAAGCTCTCGGGCAAGCCATACGCCAGCCGAGTCCCCAGCCGCGCCGCTTACCGGGTTCAGCTGGTCGTCGCCCTTGATTCGGTCTGGCGGCATAACGGCTGCTCTGGCCGCTGCGCCAGCGCCAAGCGTTTGTGCCCGACGCGCCGTCACGAGGGGCGTGAGCCCTGTGACCATGCTCGGAGGCACCGGCAAGTAGAACTCCTTCGTGTTGTAGTCCAGCCCGAGCCCACGCCACGACGAAGGGCTTCCCTGCTTGCTTGGGAGGTTCTTGAACTTCTCGTTCAGCGTCTTCTGATCGAACAGTCGCCAGGAGAAGTCGGCGGTCCTGCTGTTCGGCTTGAGCTTCGCCGCGGCCTGCGGCGGGAGCCCGACAAAGACGTGCGACCGCTTCGGGATCTCGCTGGTCTTGGTAGCGGTCGCTGAGCCCTGCCGGGTCGACGCGTTCGCGAAGAGGTTCCTGACGACGGCGTCTGGGTGCTCGAGGATCGAGAGGTTGAACAGCTGCTTGTTCAAGTCCCAGTCCTCAATCTCCTTGAGCACTTGCCCGCGCTCCTTCTGGCCGTTGACTGCGCGAAGCATGGTCTCCTTCATGCGCGTCATGGACTTGACCTCCAGCTTCAGGAGGTCCATATCGTTGTCCTCCATTTGAAGAAGGGTCGCGTCGATTTCTTCCTGTAGCTCGGGGGACTCCTCTTTGATCTTGGTGAGGAACTCGCGAGCGTGCCGTGCCAGCCGGCGCGAGTGGCGAATGAACTTCGACGTGTCCTCGGGCATAGTGCCCGCGTCGGTCAGCGCAGTCACCTGGTCTCGGTTGAGGTAGTTGAGTCGGAAGGATTGCATTTTCGATCGGACCCTCTCCGACGAGAGCCCAATCTTCTTGAGGTTCGAAGCGTTCGGAATCAAGACCTTTGCCGCACCGATACGCGTTGTCTGAAGCGACTTCACTGTGTCCTTCGCCTCGCGTTTAATGTCGCGAACGAGACCCTTTCGGACCGTCTCAAGTTCGGCCTTCGCCACGAGCTTCGACGCTTCCATTTTGCTGAGGAAGTCGTCTGCCGCGTCCATGTAGCTGACGGGGTCGGTAGCCACGCCCTACAGTCCGCTCGCCTGAACCCGGGCCGTCTCCTTGTTTGAGAAGACGTCGAGGTCCTCAATGAGTTCCCTGGACGTGTACTCCTCCTGCGGTTCGCGACCTTCAACCGTCGGTTGGAAGCCACCGAAGCTTGCGCGGAGGTTCGGGTCCTGCTCGTCGTCGCCAGGACTGAAGCCAGCCGTCCGAAGCTCGGCGAGGTTCTTCTGCCACTGAAGAACGGCCTCCTCGTGCGTGGGGAACTTCTCGGGCTCGTCGCGTCGCAGGATACCGGCTGGCGTGTTGATCCCCTGGGCAATGTCGAAGTCGTCCTTCACGACCTTGTCGCGGGTGTCGGCTGGGAACTCTAGGGTCTGGTAGAAGATCGTGAACTCGGGGCGCTGCGTGTCTGGGTCGTAGGCAAAGGTCGGCTCGTGACGACGGACCATACGCAGCATTGAGTCGGCAAGGTCGTGCTCAAGCGGCTTGAAGAGAGACTCGCGCTTCTTGTTGTCCGCAATGATCGGCTGCATACCCGCACGGATAGCCGCGCCCGACAGCGAGCGCCGGTTAATGTCCGCGCCGACAGCTGCGGCCGGGACGCCGTTGACCTCAAGGATTTGGTCGATCTGTTCTGAGCAGTCGGCGCGGAGCTCCGCGAGCGGCGCGTTGGGCGCAACGAACTTTGCACCGAACGGTGTCGTGTTGTCGGTCGGTCGGAACGTGACCGCCTCGCGTGGACCGATTCGCTGCGTGTCCTCGACCGGGTTCGTTAGCTCAAGCAGGGAGAACCCTTGCATTTGCTTGACCTCTTCCAAGTCGGAGAGGTCGTTGTTCAGGATTGCGTTGGGGTTGCAGAGAACGCGGCCGCGCCCCTCGACGAAGAACGAGGTGTAAGAAAGCTCGTCGCGGCAGAACACGTGAGGAATCCTGCCAAGCCCGTGCGGCTCCACCGTCACCTGGTTGTCGCGGCGAAGGTCAACGAAGAAGTCCTTCGTCCAAATCGTCACCGACTTCTGGCGACCGAACGGGTGAGCCCGCTCAATCACAACCGCTGGCTTCCAAGGCGCGACCGGGTCTGGGATCACTCGCAGTTGGTGGCTCATGAATAGCCAGAGCCGGATCGACCCGGGCTGCTCGGTGTCGTACATAGGCCGCACCGCGACGGTCCCGAGCAGTCGGCACAGCCGGTCGATCTCAAGCATGGACCGGTTGAACAATTCGCCAGACCAGATTTCGTCAAGCCGGTCGTCGAGGTGGTTCTTTGCCGCGTTGTCCTTAACGGTCTCGGCGTCACCGGGGTCCACCTCCTCCTCTTTGTGGTCGCGGATCGGGGACGAGTGGTACAGCTGCGAGAGAATGTTGATCACCATTTTGGTGACGTTGAGCGTTCGCTTTTGCGGGCGGTTGAGGAACTCGGCTGGGTCCTCGTCCTCGTGCCGGTCGAGGTATCGCTCCTGTCGGCCCTTGTACATATTCCAGCAGAACGCCGAATACTGTTCACGTGCCGCGTCTGGTATGTCGCCGAAGGCAAGCTCGCCAGGCGTGAGCGACTTGAGTTCCGAAGTGACAAGGCTTTGGAACTCGCGGTACTGGTCGTCACCACGACGCCCCGCGAAGAAGGAGCGGCGCACGGTCCTGAGCGCCGCGTCTTCGAACAGGACCCCTCCGCGCTTCTGACGCGAAAGCACTATGGCCTCAGCGATCAGTTCGGCCTGCTCTGGGTCAACCCCGTTTTGAATCAGGGTTGCCGTTACGTCCTTCGGCATGGGTGCCTCCAGCTGTCACGTTATCAAACAGCGACGGCCTCCACTCAAACTCGTTGAGCGGGGGCCGTGCCGTAGTACTCGGGGGAGAGTGTTTGTTAGCGACCGACGACAGTCAGTCGGTAGCTGTTCGCGCTGAGGTCCGCGAGGTTGGCTTCCTCGGCCCCGCCGACTGCGAAGAAGTTGAGCGTCCCCGCAGTCGGGTCGTACTTCGCCTGCGCTGTCGTGTCGTCGTCCTTGCCCTCAGCCGTGTCGATCAACAGCCCGCCAGTGCGGAATGGGAACGCGCTCGGGAGGATTGCTTCGCCGCCGTTGGCGTAGCTGCTTGGACCCTGAAGGTCGAGGGTCAGGTGCTCGCGGTCGGCAATGTCTTGTGCGCTGACCTTCGTGATCGTTCCGTCGAGTGCCATGGGTTCCTCCTGGGTTCGGTTGGAAGGTTCAGCCTACGTCACCGAGTTCGTGAGTCAAGCTACGACGACTCGCGACTACCCGAGCCCGCCCTTAAGCGACGCGGCGAGGCTCGCGACAATGGCCTTCACGCCGACGTCGAGGACCACCTTGCCAATCTCCTGAAGGGTGGCAAGCAACGCCTTCGACCAGGCGTCAAGCTCCATGAACGCTTCGCACTCGGCGTTGAACTTGCCGAGAGCGAGCATGGCGTCAAGCCGTCGCTGGTCGCGCTCGGTCCCGTTGAACGCGCTGACGAACTGCTTGCTCGTCGCAATGAGCCCGTCAGCCTGGGACTTGAGGAGCTTCGTAACGTCGGCCCCGTTCTCCTTTGCCTTCTCGCTCCAGAGCTTGAGGAACTCGTCCTCGCTCGGGAGCGCGTCGGCGAACGCCTTGATTGGGTCGCTCACGCTTCCACCGCGACCTTCTCGGGGAGCGCCGGCTCGGACTCCTCGGCTCGGACGAACGCGACGACTTGACTGTCGTGAAGGAAGAGAAGCACCTTGCTGTCGGCGCGGAGCTCGAGACCGGCGCGGGTGTCGTAGAGGATCGTGTCGCCGACCTTGCAGCGCATGGGGAGCAACTCGCCCTCGCGTCTGAGCCCAGGGCCGCAGGCGATAACCTGCCCCATTGAGATCGCTTCCTTCTTGCGCTCGGTCGGGAGGTGAAGACCGTTGAGCTTGTCCTCTTTCCAGGGCCGCACAAGTACTCGGTCGTCGTTCGGTTGGAGGTTCATGGCTACTTCCCCTTGGCCTTGAGCGCGGCGTCAGCGTTCGCGTTCGCCTTCTTCCACTCGTCCAGCACCGTGAGGGAGCCCGCCTCGGGCTTGTAGTCCCCGGCCTCAATGTCGTCGCGGATCACCAACTCGGTTTTGATCATGGCGTCGACGTAGGGTCGCTGAAGGTTGTGCTTGCAGCCCGGTGTGCCGAGCAGCAGGAAGGCGCTCAGCATTGCGAGTCGGTGGAGTTTGCTCATTGGTGTTCCTCTGGTTGAGGCAACACGGTATCAAACCACTGGGTCGTGGTCCCATGGTCGCGAGGCAACCTCGACCGTGTCCTGATCACCAGCGCTGCAACCGCAGTCGGCACCCATATCACAGGTCTCCGTATGAGCAACCTCACGCGTCCTGACGCCGTGCGTCACGCGTCGTCTGACACGTTCACGTTGACGAAGCCCTTCGACGCGTCCACGACGAGGTCAACCATGCTCGGGATCGCGAGCTTGAGCAGGTCACGCGCATAGGGCACGGCGAACTTCTTGACGATTGGATCGACGAGCGCCGCCTCCATGCCGTCCGTGAGGAACGGCCAATCGACGTCCTTGACCAGCTGCTCAATCTGCGGCGTGGCCTCGGTGAAGAACTTATCGACCAGTGTGCCAGCAAACTCGATTGCGAGCTTCCGCTTGGCTGGGCCGTCCAGGCTGTCCAAGCCCTCTGCGACCTCGACCGCCTCCCGGACCAGGACAGAGACGTCGCTTGCGTCAAACCCGTCAGCGAGGGCGTCTGCCGTCTTTGCTATCGCTTGCTCGACCTTGTCGTTGAACTCGGACATTGGAGATCCTCCCGGCTGCACCTTACTCTGAGGAGGAGTCGGGGAACAAGTACACACCAAGAGGCGACCGTGGATCTATTTGACGAAGCTGTGAAGTCACTGGTCGCGTCTGGGCCAATGGCTGTAATCCTGGGCCTCGCCGTCTACATGCTGTGGCGTCAGAACCGGGAACTGAGAACGTTCTACGAGGGCGACCCGAAGGAACCGGAGCGCAAGCCGGGCAGGATCGCCGAGCTAGTCAAGTCGGGGCAAACCCGCGAGGACGACATTCGCCAGGAAATGCGCGCCGCACTAAGTCACGAGCGCAACGAGCAAAAGCAAGTCATGGACGAGTTGCTTAAGGTGCTCAAGGGAGACCCGTCTTGACCTTCTGGTTGGCGCTGTTCCTCGCGGTGAATAGCTGTCTCGTCTTGGGTTATGCCTCGTCTCGGCAGAAGCGCCCCCGAGAACTGCAACCGGTTGTCGTCCTCAAGCGACAGTCAGCGCTTCGGGAACATGGCACCAGAAGCGATTCGGAACTACGATCGCTGAGAGAGCAGGTCAAGCTGCACGCGTCACGGATCAAGGGTCGTCGTCCAACAAAGCAATAAGAGGCAGGCATGCTCGCACCAAAGCCGAAGCCGAGACCGACCAGGACGTTTGACCCGGCGCTGGAATCTGTTCGCGAGAAAGTCAGGGCAACGCTGCGGCAGCTGCGAGGCAACGTCGAGAAGCCTGTCACCGACACCGACTCCGCGTTCTTCAAGATCGCGAAGCGCACCCGCATGGCACAGCAGGCTTACACCGAGGAAGACCTTGAGTGCGCGCCAGCTTCACCGCCGCCGCCGAGTGACGAGGCGCTAGTCCCGGAGGACGACGCGCTACACGCGTGAGCGCTTCGCTCTGTAGGCTCGGCGTACGAACCGGGCTGCGACCTGGACGAAGCAGCCGGGGCAGAGGTAGAGCATTGTCGTCTCGTTGACCTCGACCTCGGCGCACGACTGGCAAACGTCGCAAGCAGCTGGGAACCCTGACGGGATCTTCTTTGCGACCACGCGGATCTCGCTACCGCACGTGAGCGTGATCGTGTTGTTCGCCCTCGCCGACGCCACCGCCTTGTCGACGTGACGTTGCTCCGCGGCCTTCGCGTGAAGCCGCGAAGCTACCCGACAGGAGAAGGCAATCACGAGGACCGAGAGAGCGGTAGCCGCCATGTCACCCGGTGTCACTTGGAGGTCTTGCGCCACGAGACCTCCGACCCGTCTTGCCTCATGACGCGTTCGAAGTAAGTCTTGCCGCTCTTGACCAACTCGATCCAGACGGTTCTGTTCTCCCTGACCTCGCTGGTCCTGCGCACGAGCTTGAGCTTTGGCTTCACGCGACGCGTCGCTCGCCTGGACGATCGAGCACGTCTGGCAGCTGGCGACCCGGGTAGTCGTAGCCGACGCGTGAAGCTGGTAACAGCCACCGCAGCTTGAGGACGCCAACCGGGAGCGGGCGGCCGCGCCAGTAGAGGCGCTCGACCACGAACACCGCGCCGCGTCGGAACGAAGCTTCACCCCTCATTGGGACGATCATAGCGACCGCCAGTCAACCGCACGTTCGGACCGAGGCACAGGCAAGGACAAGGGAAGCTCTCGCGGCGCGACCAGCCCAGCCTTCTCTGTCTCTTCCTTCACCTTGCATGGGAACGACAGCGGCGGCGGCTTCAGCTTGTCCGGCGTGTTCATGAGGGCCTCCTCTGGCTGGAGCTATCATGGCAACCGCCTACGTCAAGTCCGCTTGAAGTTCTTGTGTCGGTGTTTGAGGTGGTGAGTCGTCCTGCCGTTCGTTGGCTTCCTGGTACTGCGGACGTGCGAGACGTCGGGCTCGTGACGATACATGCCCGACTCCAAGAACTCGTCAAGCTGCCGAGCGGTGATTCCCCAACGGTGGAGCAGTTGCGACATAGGGAAGTCGAAGCTGTCGAGCTTGATCTTCCTGCGCTTCATTTCGGAGACCGGGACTGCGTGAGGCTCGCCGCCCTCCCACCAAACCAGCGCGTAGACGTGGTCAACCTTGAGCACGACGTACCAGCGCGAGGGCTTGTCTTTGTCGGCGAAGGTGCGCCCCACGTTGACCCGGCTCACAGGACCCTACGCTTGCCCCGCTTGGCGCGGTCCCTACGCATGGCGCCGCGCTTGCCCTGAGCGAACAGGCGGCGCGGGTTCCCAATCGGGTGAGCGTCCTTCGGGATCATGGAGCCCTCGCCGAACAGGCTGCGCTCGCCGTCGACGCACGCTTGGCAAACCGGGTAAAGCTCGGCCCTTGGGCTCTTGAACTTCGACCAGCACCGCGAGCACCTCCATTTCTTGAGCGGGACAGGCGTGACGGGGGCCCCGTTTATCGACCCCCGAGTGACTACGCGTGCGGGCTTCTGCGCGTGATTTTGGTGCTCTTGAGGCGCGGCCTCGCCCTCACGCCACGACCACCCGCACGTCTCGCACGAGACAAGGGCCGCGAACAGCTGGCGCTGCCGACCGGCAGTCATTTCTTCTTCCAGTAGGCCATGACGCGTTCGCTGTCTTGCTTGTCAGCCGGCTTGCCGACGTAGCGGAAGACCGCGTTCGGTCGCGTGCCCATGTTGTCTCCCCACTTGAAGGCACGCTTGAAGTTCTTGGTCGCGCTCGCCTTGGACTTCTTGTTAAGCGGTTGCCACGTCGCGGGCTTCGACCGCAGTTGCCAAACGCGTGAGCGGTCGAACGCGTGGATCAGGGCTGGGTGAGCAGGGTAAGTATGCAGCCGCTTGCCGTCGGCTTTGTAGATCGCTCCGACCGTGTCGATCAAAGCGAACGCGAGCCCGAGCCCTTGGAAGTCAGGGAGCGTCACGAGCCGCGAGCAGCCCCACAGGTTCCTCGTCTTCGGGTGCATGCGATAGAGAATCCCCGCGAAGCTCGCGAGTCGTCCGTTGCAGTAGAGGCCCCAGCACCTTGCCGAGCGGTGGAGCGACGCCGTCAGATAGTGGAATGGAGCGAACACGCGCCACGTCGAATAGGGGACGGGTCGGATTTCAATGTCGAGTTTGGGGCGGGGCCGAACCGACCTCCATGCGAATTCACGCGTTGACGGGTCGAAGGTCCAGTCGGGCTGTAGCCAGTCGATCACGTCGCGGTGGCACGTGACACCGACGAACTTCCCGTTGCCCTTCCTGACGTGCTTCTGAACCGCGTGACTACCAATCTTCGCGACCTGCCTGTCTACGACTGAGGTGAACTCGTCCACCACGACGAGGTCGCCTCCCTCGAGGAGTCGCCTCGCAAGCTCGACCCGGAACTGTTCGCCGTTGCTCAGGACTCGGTAGGGCCGCAGCCAGGCCGGGACCGTGTTGAACCCGACCGCCTGGCACACGGCACTGATCTCTCGCATGGACAGCCCGTCGGCGAAGTCGTCGATCACCGACGCCTTGTCCCACGTGAGCTCCGCGTCAACGAGGTCGCCGAACAGCTTGCGGGCAATCGTTGTCTTGCCCGCGCCTGACGCGCCAACGATAAGGCCGACCTGCCACGGCTTGTCCTCGTAGGGAAGGTTCACGTCCCACTCAAGGCGCGTGACCTCGGTAGGCGGAACGTCGAACATGCCCTCCAGCTGGCGGGCTCGCGGCGTGCGAGAGATCGCTGTCTCGACTACGACATTAACGCTTGGCACGTGAACCCCTCTTCCTCAAGGCGTGCGAGGAGTTCGGCCTGCTTGAACTCGTCGCCGCACTCGACCATGAGCCGGAACTGCATATCCCCAAGCTGCGGTCCAGTGTCCGCGTCCTCGTCTTCGTCGGCCTGAGCAGCTGTCGCGTCGTCGGGCTCGGGCGGGTCAAGCTCGTTGAGCCAGTCGAGGTCAACACCCGGGACCTCGTAGTCGCCGAGCGCTTCGACCTGGAGCTTGAGCGCCGGCGCGTCCCACGACGAAAGCTCAGCTGTCCGGTTGTCGGCGATCGCGAACGCTGTCGCTGTCAGCGGGTCGTCGTCAACCCAGACGACCGCAATGTGCTCGTGCCCGTTCGCGACGGTCGCCTCAAGCGTTCCGTTGCCAGCCTCCACGACCTTCGTGCGCCTGTTCACGACGATCGGTTTGCGCTGCGTGAACTTCGCGAGGGAGCCCCGCACGCTCTCGATTGACTTGGCCCCGTGGACCCGAAGGTTCGACGGGTCCTTCACGACGTCGGTCACAAGACACGCGAGCGACTGGAGGTCGGGAGTGATATGGGAAAGGTCGGGCTCGCTCACGCGTTCACCACCCGGTGCTTCGCGCCGCACGAGCAGCACCAGAAGGTTCCGCCGAGGACACCCGCGAGCGAACCTTCACACTCCTCGGCGAGACACGGGAGCGGCACGCGGAAGGCCGACTCTCCTCGTGGTGCCGTGAGTAAGCTCACGAGTTTTATCTGCCCTTGCTGCCCCATGTTGATCTCTCCCCTGGCCTTGGTTCCGTCATAGTCGAATGGACGCCGTAGCGTGTCGCGTCAATCGCGTGGTCGTTACCCTTCTCGGGGAACTCGCGCCGGTTGCCTTTGTTGTCTTGCTTCCAGTGGTACTCGCCGAACTGATTGGCGACAACCTGGCAGTCCTCGTCAATGAGGAAGCGGTTCTGTTTGAACAGCGCGGCAATCGTTCTGATCCCGTCGTGCACCGAGTTGTTCGCCTTCACGGCTGGGAGCCCGTCCTCGACCAGCGTTGCGATCCGCCCAGGCTCGGCAGGGTCGCAATAGATTTTCTCTACCTTCCAGCGACGCCAAAGCTCAACGATCTTCTCGTGCCACCAAGCCGGGAGCTTGCCCGCGACGTGGACCTCCTCGACCACATGCCACTCGCCGGTTGGAAGCCAGCGCAGGACAACTGCCGCACCCGGCTTCGCGTGGCCCCAGTCAATGCCGATCCTGTAGACCGTGCCGTCAGGACAACCGAGCTTCGTGACACCGGCTCGGACGTGAAGCGTGCGCTGGTAGTGCTCATAGATTTGTCCGTGGAAGGCTTCCCACGACGCTTCCCACTCGCGTCGGAAGTAAGCCTCGGGGAGTTGGCTTCGCGCCGACTCAATCTCGTCCGCGCTGATCGCAGGGTTCTCGCTCGAGTGCCACGTGAAGCAGGCAAACTGCTCGTCGTATAGGTCGTCGTCCTTCTGGCCGCGCCGCCAGATTTCCTCGTAGGCCCAGTTCCTACCACGAGGCGTGCCCGTGAAGATTGCCCAGCCGCCCGTCTTTGCGAGGCGCTGACGCAGCGACACGGTCCAGGTGCGTTGGTCAACAAGCGTGAACTCGTCAAGCCAGATCCCATTGACCGGTGCGGCGACCAGGCTCGTCGGCGTCTGCGCAGAACGGAACTCGACGCGGTGCCCGCCCTTGAGCTTCCAGACCCGGTTGGACTCGGACCCAGACGTCTTGTCGAGCAGCCCGAGCGCGTTGATATGCGACTCAAAGGCTTGCTGCATGACACGGCCAATGACCGAGTTCGGTGCGACGAGCCACCAGAGGCCGACCTCGCCCTTGGTTTCAAGCTCGGGTATCTCGGTCGCGAGCTTGTTGACGAACCGGATTGCCCCGCCGGTTGTCTTGCCTGACTGGACGCCAGCAACGATTGCCAAGAAGCGGGCCGGGCTGTTGATCGCTTCGCGCTGGAGCCGGTGAGGACTGAACTCACCGGGAGGTCGAACGTAGCGCTGACGCCATTGGTCGAGCGGCGACCACCCTTGTTGCCTGAGCAAGTCGGCCTCGACAGGAAGCACGATCGGTTCGCCAATGCTTATCCGCTGGACGTCGACGAGCGCCTTGATCCACCGGACCATATTGGGCGCGTCGAGGTAGTCGAACGCTTCACCCTTCGCTCTCGCGTCCTTCGCCTTGCGCGACAGCTGCTCCAGCTGGACACCGACGACGGCCTGCATGTGGTCGGCGAGGTTGTAGTGACGCTCGGCCATGAGCCGCGCCTTGTCGTTCGCCGCGAGGATTCTGATTCGGGACTGCTCGTCGTCCCATAGCGCCGACCGCTTCACCCATTCGAACTGAGCGCTCCACTTGAAGAGGTGACGACAGGATCTCAGGCCGAGCTTCGACTGCACTTTGCGAACGCCCCGCTCGTGGGGCCGCATGTCCATATAGAGGCTGAACGCCTGGAAGTTCTTGGCAGTCTCGCCAGGTTGGCGCTCCCACGGTTCGACTGTGCTTGGACTCTCGCTCACCGGTTTCTCACAAGCGCAAGGTATCAAAAGACATGCGACGCCACGTTCCCCCCGAACCGGACGAACGCGACAGCAGTGAGCAGCTGCGAACAGCAGCAGGCATGAGCGGCGACGTAGCCAGGCTCAACACCTTACGGCATAAGGGTTTGACAGCGCACGAACAAATTCGCGCAAGCGGTGGCGCTGAGCGGGTGAGCCAGCCGGCACCGAACGGCCTTGTTTCCCTTGGCCGTTGAGGGGGCTATGGGTTCATTGAGTGCGGTGCCGACTGACGTTGTCGCCCCGAGCGCACGCTCGGCAGGCACGTCCAGGGTGGCAAGCGACGCTCACTCGGGCAAGCCGCTGGCCTTCTCCATTGCCCTGATCCAACGGGGCACGTCGGTGGTCCTGAAGATTTGGTGGCTTGCAAGCTTCTCCGCTGTGAGGAGCGGGACGCCGTCAGCCGCAATGATTGCCGTGCGCTCTTGCCACTCTTCGAACATGACCTCGCCCGGTGTCGCGGCGCTCATTCGACCAACTCCCGGACCGTACGCAGTTGTTCGAAGGCCCTCAGCCCTCTGTCGAGTCTGGCGAACAAGTCTCTGAGCGCGGCCTTGAGCGTGGTGAGTTCGCGCTTCGCGGTGAGCGACTCTTGCAGGCATAGGTCGTCGCCAGTCGTTTGAAGGGCGAGCTTCTCTAGGAGCGCGAGCTCGGCGTATGGGAACGGGCCTCCGAGCAGGACCGTGTCGCCGAGCCTGGCGAGTAGCTCGCGGCCTGCCTTCTGGATCTCAAGGTGCGTAAGCTCTGACTGACTCACGAGTTGTCCTCCTCTTCAACCGTTGCGCCTTGTCGGCGTGCGGGGTTGATTGCCTTCGGGCACCAACTGTAGCGGTCGAACGCGACCGACGTCTTACCCTTCTTCGCATACTCGCCGTGCTTGTCGAAGTAGACGAGCACCTTGACTGCCTTGCCTTCGCAACGGTGGTCAGCACCGCCGAGAGCGTGGCAGGTCAATTGCCCTCCATTGAACGAACCGCGTTCTCTTGCCACGGCGAAGGGTCGCCGCCCGCGCCACGTCCACCGCTGACACCGGAGACGCCAGAGGAACTGATCGCCAAGCACGGCGAACAGAAGGGCCGCCCTTTGATCCGACCAGCCAGCGGAACGGCCCTGCCGTCTTCACCCTTGGAGAGAAGCTCGACCTTGCACTGTGAGCAGTTGCAATAGAGGTTGCCTTCGTTGTCGTTCACGCGAGCCTCCAGACAAAGATACGCCTGCCGTGATTGGTCGCAAGCTTGGAGCGCGTGAGCCCTGCGTTGACCCAGTTCTTCCCACGGAAGATCGAACCCCATGCGTTCGGGTGGTGAGGGTGGTCGTCGGTTGCCGCGGCCCAACGACGAATGTCGTCAGAGGTAGCGGTGCGGGCTGGGTTCGCAGCTGCGACTCGGCACGCTTCGGTTCGGGCTCGGTCGATCCACCGCAGCCCTCTCGCGTCGGTCTCCTCCACCTGGTCGAGTCCAGCTTCCTTACGAGCTACGCCTTCCGCGAGGTCGAAGAGTTCGCCTTGCTTGCTCACCGTGCAGCTGCGTCAATCACCCGGTCGAGATACCACCGAGCTTTCCTCAAGTCCTCCAGCGGCCTGCCTTTGACTGAGTGCCGGTTCGTGTATTTCAACACCTGTGTCAGATTGATAACTGCGGAAGGCGGCACGCCCTCTTGTGCCCACTTCTCGGCCCACGCCTCCATGACCTTGATTGCTTCGTATGGCTGGTCGCCTCCGTAGTGTGCCGGGTGGTCGACGTTGCTCGCGACCGCCCTCGGTGGGACGTCATACTTCCCGCAGCTGTGCCCGGTGGTCACTCCGTGTCGGCAACCGTTGCAACTCGGTGAGTTCACTTCTCCACCTCGCCGACGGGCTGGTCGTTGTTCGCCGTGAAGTAGTCGGCCTTGACCCGAATCCAAGCGGGCAACGGGAGGTCGAGCTTCTTCGCGACAGCGAGCGCGACGTACTCTCGGATCTTCGCGTGCTTGATTCCTTCCTCGAGCGACGCGGCGAGCGCGACCTTCTCGTCACGCGTCAGCTTGTCGGCGCAGGACCCAGTCCCGACGCACTCGTGTTCGACGCGGGCAAGCTCGGCCCTGATCTCGGACACGCCCTCCGCGATTGGCTCGGCGCTCATGACCCGAACCCGAGCTTCTCAATCAGCGCCTCGGCCCCGGGCAAGACGTTGCTGACAGCGTAGAGGCCGGCAATGATCAATTCCATTTCCTCGTCACTGAGGTCTGTCGACACCTTCTCGGTATTCACTTCTTCGTTCACGATTGCCTCCTCTGGCTTCGTAGCTTTGCCCCGACCCGTGTCGCCTCGCGGTGGCACGGTATGCAGAGCGTTCGTAGGTTTGAGATTTCGTTGCTGCCGCCATTCCAGATCGGCTTGCGGTGGTCCATATCCCAGAAGGTCTCCCGGGAGTTGACGTGTCGCATTAGGCCAAGCTCGTGAACGACGCGGCACGCGTGTTCGACCTTCTGCCGGTCCTGACCTTGGAGGTGGTCGCGCACGAAGTAGTCGGGCAGGGCTCCGTGAGCATGGACCAGACTCATAACCGTCATAGTGTTGTGCCCGAAGAACAGGAGCGGTTGAAGCTCGCGGCGCAAGGCAACGCAGTCACGACGGCAGTGAGAGCAGATACCACGGTCGCGAGCGAACACCGCGAGGCGTTGCGCAGCCGGGTCGGTTCGCAGCCGGTAGGCGTTGACGCACTCGGGGGAGCACCAACTCCGGCGAGGAGCAACGCACGTTGCCCCACACTCCCGGCAGCGGCCCTTCACCCGACCGTGCTCTGCTTCCCATAGCGGTTGCCCGCCGCGCCTCATTGGCCCGGCGGTGTGAGCCTCGTGACCCGGTGCGTTTCGTAGGTCACGCGGGAGAGCGAACCCTTCACAGGAACCTCGGCAGTATGGACCTTGCCCGGGTCCTTCTTCCAAACGATCCCGCAAGCGACGCACGTCCAGCGTTGACCGGACTGCTTGGGCTTGGCTGCGACGAACTTAGGCTTGGGAGTGACCTTCGCGCCGAGTGCCTTCGCAAGCTCCTCGGGCTTCACCAGTCGCTCCGTCTTCCCGGTGTCGACGATCCGCTTGACTGCGGGGGCCGTGTCTACGATTCGTTTGCTTTTGCGGTGCGGCTCAAGGTCGAGTTCGGTCGCGTCGTCGCTGTCGGTGGTCATAGGGTTTGCTCCTTGGTGCTAAGTATACCCAAGGCGTAGGGACAACCCCCGTGCTATCTCCTCTAGGTCAATACCGTAGCGGGTTTCAAAGGTTTTGATTCCTGCATGGCGCTCGTCGTGGTGAACGCGACAGAGCGGCACCGTGTCTTTGTCGATACCGCCCCGCGCTCGCGTTGGTTCGTGGTGAGGGTCGCAACCTTGGACCCGACAAACCGGGACGCAGCATTCCGCCGTGCGGCACCAATCGGCTTGCCGACCGAACTGGACAGCCCGTAGCTCGGCGGCACGCTCCTTATTCTGACGCGGCATGCGGGTTCGCTTGAGCGAGCCGCCGCGCTTGAGCCCTCCGGTCCTGCGCAACGGGCTGCGCTTCACCGGTTACCGCACGAACAGCGAAGCGCCTGGTCGTCTACCGGCACCGGCACGGGCGCCGGCTTCGGTTGAGCTTGGACCAGGAGGGCAATGGCGATCGCGACGAGGTTGCCGTAGACGAGCACGGGTATGAGGGACCTCATGCCGCGCCGGTCGCCACGTAGACCTCGAGCTCTACCTTCGACTCGGTCGGAAGGTTCTCGTCGTACAGACCACGCGAACCCTCCTGACTTGCGAGGAGGAGCGCTTCAACCTGTGCTGGCGTCATGTTCTTTAGCTTGGACATTTCTCGGTCTCCCTTCTTGTTTGGGCGTGTTCGGCTTCTGCGTAGACGGCGAACGCGTCGGCAACTGCCGCACCAATCGCCATGACTTCTCGGAATATGGGGCCTGGGTCTTTGGCGCTTGGGCTGAGCCAGGGAATCAAATGAAGGTCGGCGGGCATTCGTTCCCACGTCGCGCTCAGTAGCCCGACGAGATAGCGGGGCTCAACCGACGGCAGCGCAGCGAGGAGCGCTTCAAGCTGTTCCTTCTTTCGCACGGCTTCCTCGGCCTCCCGCTCCTGGGCCGCGACCAGCTGCGCACGCTCGCGCAAAGCAATCGTGATCCTGTCTTCACCCTTACTCAAACGCTCACCACCTTCAACTCAGTGATCATGACGCTGTAGCCCGGCTCGTCGCTGTAGCACTTCTCGGAGGTGCGCCGAGCAATGAGCGAGTCGTTGGTAAGCCACCGCCCTTTCTCAAGCGCGTCCTCAAGCAGCTTCTCCAAGTTGCCGAGGTCTGGAATCGGACCGGTCGCTTTCTTGTTCGAACACGGGAAGTGAAGACCAGCCCGCGCAGCCGCCTTCTTCTTCTTGGACCAGGACTTCATGATTGGCAACCGGACTTGAAGCGCGAGCTCGACCGGTGAGGCGAACGGTCGGGGCGGCGCGACGAACTCCAGCAGCTTCGCCGCGACCTTCTCTGCCGCGACGTCTTGCTTCCTCGGCACGGCGCGACGCCGCTCATACTTCTTGCACTTGCGACACTTCGGAGAACCGAAGTCAGGCATGACCGTTTTGCTGTTGCCCTTCGGCTTCGGCACGCAAGTGATTCGCGCTCGCCAGGAGCGCAATCCATTCGCCGCAGCTGGTACTGAAATCACAACCGCCTTGAGCGTTTCGTTGGGCACCGTTCCTACCTTTCGTCTCGATCGTATCAACACCGTGCGACCGCAGCTGCGGCAAAAGCGACCGGTGAACACTCCGGTTTCGACTGCGAAAAGCGTCCGAATTCGGGCGGTTCGCCAAACCCGTCAAGCACAATCCCGTGAACTTTCTTGCGATTTCCAGCGAGCTAAATCGTTCCCCTGGAGGGGTCGGGTACCAACTATATGCGGCGCAATCACCCGTTCCGTGGGAACGGTGGGGTTCCCGTGGTATTGTTTCACTTGTAGGAGATATCAAATGACGACTGACAACGACAACACGACGAGCGGCGGCGCGGGCCACGAAGCCCATGTGCGCGGTTTCATGTGCCGCGACTGCGGCTGGACCTTCGACGACAGCAACGAAGGTTGCTCAACCCCACACGTAGAAGGTCACTTCTGCGTCGACTGCGGTTGGCGTGCGGGAGGTGAAGCGTGAGCAACACCGCCACCGCAACCGCGACCGCTTGGGAGCGCACCGTGAAGAACCTGACCCGCAAGGTCGGTCAGACTTTCAAGGGTGGTCGCTACCGCTTGGAAGCTGTGACCGCGACGCACCTCGTCGCGACCCGTTGCGCGACCGGCTCGGTGGTGAAGATCACCCGCACAATGGTCGAGCGCATTCACGCGGCGCAACAAGCTGGCGCGACCTTCGGGAAGCAACGCGCCGGTAACGCTGGCGGGATCAGCTACACGGTTGCCGTCGAGTTCTTCGTTCGCGAAGCGCTTGCCGAGGTCGTGGTCGTTGTCGCTTGCGTGAAGGGTAAGCTCGACCGCCCCGCGAAGGCGAAGGACCTTTACCAGTCAGACTGGTTCTACAAGGCGCGCAAGTTCGCCGAGCTTGAAGGCGACCGCTGGTCAGTCCTGTCAGCGCTTCACTGTCTCGTTGACAGCGAGACGGTCGTTGCGCCCTACGACGTGTCGGTGAGCGCACCCGTCAGCAAGGGTGGACTCAACGCGAGCGAGCGTCGCGAGTGGGTCAGCCGTTGCGCCGCGCAGCTGGAAGCTGAAACCCCTCGCGTGGTCGTGACCGCCGTGCGGGTGCGCTTCGTCGTGCTCGCGGGTCGTCGCTACCGCAAGGCGTTCGAAGCGTCGAGCGTCGAGTGGGAAGCGCCCCTCGCTGGACTCGGCATAGGCGATCAGAAGCGCTGGCTCAAACAGTTCGCCGAGCAAGCTGCGCAGGACGTCACGGAGGTGGTCGACGCGCTCCTCGGTTAGTGGTCGGGCGTGACGCCGTGGATCGAATCCACCCGCACCGAGCGGTCACTCGGATTTGTTGTTTGACAATTTGGCCGGAACGAATCGCGAACCTCCCCAGTTCGTAAGACCACCGAATACCACGGTGGCAAACTGAGTGAGCCCAATGGGCGGGACCCTGAGCGATTCCGACTGGCGACTACCGCAGTAAACACGAGACCCGCCGGGGTCGAAGGGTTCGCTAGGAACGAAGGCAAGGGTGCCGACCACATTGAGTCGCGCCGCTTGATCCGAACCTGCCGAACGCCAGTCGCAACCGGACGGGCAACCGACACGACGCAAGCGTGAAGGGTGCCTGCGAGTAGCAAGACCAACCGACGGAGTCGAGCGACGCTAGCTGGCGACGAACGTAGCACCCGCAAAAGGGTGAGCGAGCAAAAGCAAAGCGACGAGACGACCTCGGGGGTTCACGACCCCACGACGGTATCCACCACGAAGCTTTCAAACCAACAAGGAGTTGACCATGACGAACGAACTGACCGGAAACGAATTCAAGCACGGAGAAACCTACTGCGAGTTGTGCCTTGAGAAGCTCGACCACGACGGCGTGAGCGACGGCTATACGGTTTGCTGCAACGAGCGCCCCGTTGACGCGACCGAAGCAAAGCGAATCGACATGGACAACGAGTTGGAAGCGCTCGCCATTGACCAGCAAGTTGAAGAGGAGGAAGCGAAGCGAGAGCTAGCGAAGCGCGAGCTCAACGAAAAGCTCGGGACGGTTCGCACGCCCGCGAGCGACGAAGCCGAGCGCGTCGAAGCGAAGCGACTGAAAGATTGGTGGGCCAAAGGTTGCCCCGACGAAACGTGCGAAGCGAACTGCGAAGACGGTTGCGCAGCTTGCCTCGACCCCGCGCCCGTCACGGCGAAGCCGAAGCCGCTCGTCATTACGAAGAAGCGCAGCTGCCCCGGTTACTACCGCGTCCTCGTCAACGGTGTCGCGGTGGATTCAATCGCGAAGACCAATCGCGGTTGGGAAATCACCGGGAGCTTCAAACCCTACAAGACTTTGAAGCTCGCCTACGACACGCTCGTTGTCGCGCTCGTGAAGGCGAACAGCTAGCGCGAAGCTGCGGATCGAATCCGCCCGCCCGCCGTCGGCAACGGCATTCTTCCACCACGCCTTTCGAACAACTAACTGGAGCCGACCATGACTAACCACACTGACCAACCGCTTCCCGACTTCTTCTGCCCGCTATGCGCAGGACCAGCCGACGCGATAGACATTAGCTACGGCGCGTGCGGCGCGACCGTTTCGCTTGAGTGCCCTACCTGCCCTCACCACCTCGGTTCACGCGTTGAGCTACCGACCGCGACCGTCGCGCTTTACCAGGACACCTCGGTCGGGGCGAAGGGTCGCCTTGCTCTTTGGGAGACCTGGAACTCGCTGCGCGACACGAGCGACACCGGGCAGGACACCGACGCGAGTGACGCGCTGTTGAACGGCACGCTTGAAAAGCTTCCGGCGCATTGCCGTGAGTGCGGGTTCCTTATGGGTGCCGACGAAATCGGCGACGAAGACCCTGACTCGCGCTCGCACGACGGCTGCGCTCGGGCGCAACGGGTTCGCGAACAGAAGCGCGTCAACCCGAGTTGCTCCAGCTGCACGAAGCCAATCAGCGACGAGCAAATGAACCGGGCCCACCTTGAGGGCTGGGAGACCGGTGAACCGACCTGCGCAAGCTGTGACGCGCTCGGGCGCATGGCCTTCATGTGCGGGACGCACCCTTACGGGACGCCGCTGAGCACCGAGTGTCACTTGGACCACGGTCACGAAGGTCGTTGCGAGCCGAGTCGCGCAGCCATGGACGGCTGGACGTCGGGTCAACAGACCGACCACTGGCGAGCGCGTGAGTGCAAGCGCTCGCTGTCGTCGCACGGCAACCGCCTGTGCCCGTGCTTCCCGCTGAACCGCTAAGCGTGAATCGCTGTGGATCGAATCCACCCGCCCGCCGTCGGTCAACGGCATTCTTCCACCACGCCTTTCAAACCAACAAGGAGTTGACCCCGTGAACCTTTCAAAGAAACAAGTCGAGACGCTACAGGCAATCCACGCGAACGGCATGTGCGACGCCTACGAGCTTGCCGAGTCGCTGAGCCTTTCGGTATCCGGGACGCGCTCGCGTGTTCGCAAGCTTGTCGCGCTCGGACTCGTCGAGGTCGACCCTGGTTATGTCCACGGCGCATGCGACGCCTGGTCGCTCACGAGCGACGGGCGCAAGAGCGCGAAGCGCGGCGTTGAGACTTGGGCGCTCGACCAAGGGCGAGTCTTCAGCAAGCTCAAGTTCGCGAAGCTCGACGGTAACGACCTTGAGCAATGCCCCGAGGGAGACGTGGTCTTCAACGGCGAAGTGATCGGGACGTGGAACCCCGAGGCAATCAACACGAACCGGACCAGCTGCGAGCGCGTGAACCGGGTCACCGGTTACTCGGTGTCGTTGTTCACGAACCCCGCGACGAACGAAGGTATTGACGTGAGCTTGGAGCTCAACCGAATCGGCGTGACCTACGGCAAAGGTTTCCTGGCGCAGGACCGGGTTCGTTGGGACCACGCCAACCTTGAGAACGCGAGTCAGTGCAGGACGCGACTCAAGTCCAAGCTCGCCAAACTCGTCGTCGTAATGTTCGCCACGAAGGAAGGTGTCGCGTGAGCGACCTCGTCAAGCAAATGATCGGCGACAACGACGACGCAAGCGACCTTGCCTGCGAGGTCCTGCGAGAGGTCCTGGCTGTCCCGGGCGTGACCGAGGCGGTCCTGCTTCACGCGCTGAAGGAACACGGGAGCGAAGACTTCCGCAACGAGCCGTTCAACGGTTGCGTCGAGTCGCTCACCGACGTTCCCTTTCATGTGCTCTGGGCCAGGATTCAAAGACCGGACGTGACGGCATGAGTCGGTCGAGCAAGGCAGCACGGCGCGAGCGCGAGCGCATGCACATTGCCCGCTTCGATTGGGAGCGCGACGACTGCAAGCTTGAACCGACGAGCTACGGAGACGACGTGCTCAAGGTGACCTTCGACGACGGGGGCGTTCGCCTCCTGCTGTGGCGACCGTGCGCCGGCTGCTGGCGAATGATCGACCTCGCTGGCTACGACCCCGACCGAGTACCGACCCGACTAATTGACAACGAACGCAAAGGAGGTGCTGCATGATCGGCACGAAGCGAACACGCGAAGCACTGGTCAAGGCAATCATGGACGCCCGCTACGGGGCGGGTGACTACGACGGGTCGAACTACCCGGGTGACGCCGCCGACCACGCGCCACGCGAGGACCACGAGTGGCTCATGTTGACGCCCGGCCCCGCGCTGTGGAGGACCTACGTTATCGAGGTCGGCGTGGAGTTCCTGACCACGGGAGGGAAGCTGACGTTCGTTATGGGCGCAAGCGACCCCGACGACGACGAGCCAGAAGAGTTCACGCGGGCGCCGGTCTTGTCGGCGTTCGAAGAGACCATGAACTCGCTTGAGCTACACGCACTCGCGTCGAGTCCGAAGGGTGCAGCTGTGAAGCGCGTCGTCGAGTTGCTGCTTGAAGCTGTTGACGAGCAGGAGCACCAAGACGGCGAGGACGTTTGGGAGCAATGGGAACCTGACGTCATTGCCTCGGACCTCGCGCTCTACGTTCAGACCGCGTTGCCTGACGTGCCGGTTGCGCAGCCCGTGCCTGTGACCTCGGTGACCTACCGGTCGCACGCAACGCTCGCTGACTGCTCGTGCGATCACCACCCTTCGCTCTGCGCCTTCCACGGTCGGCGCTAGTCGAAACGTTCCCACGGGGGAACGTCGTCGGGACCTGACCTACCCGGCTATGAAGAGACTGGTCACTTTCACTTTTACTTTTACTGGAGATTCAAATGACTACCGCCACCAAGACCAAGACCGCCGACAAGACCGCCGACAAGAACGAGCCCAAGACACTGACTGACCTCACGGCTGGTGAACTCAGGAACGTCGCGGCTGCGTTGCTACCCGAGATCCCGTTCAGCGCGATCGTCGGAATGAACCGCGACAAGCTCACGCGCCAGCTGTGTACGTTGCTCGCAGAGGGTGTCACCGAGAAGGGCACCAAGCCCAACGACGCGCTCAAGCTCTTGTTCGAACTGCTTGGCGAGAAGGTGTCCAAGGCGAAGCGCCGCGAGCGGTTCGCCGAGGTCGCAAGCGCGACGTTGAAGAAGGCCAAGGGCAAGACCAAGAAGAGCGGACGGTCCAAGGCGACGAAGGAGTCCACGCTCACGATCACCAAGCCGGTGAACGTGTTTCTCAAGCGCGGCGAGAAGGAGTTCAAGGGCAAGCTGCTCGTGAACGGCAAGGTCGTCATGGACGACATGGACGGCGAGTGCTCGCCAGCCAAGGCCATGCAGACTTTGCTCAACGTGAGGAACTCGCCGTGGCAACTCTTCCTCTACAAGAACAGCAAGGGTGAGTTCGCGACGATCGACGGGCTGCGCAGGAACCCGAAGGGCTTTGAGGTGTTTGAGTTGACCCGCACGAACTCGCCGCGTCGCACGAGTGGCGAGAAGGCGGTTGACCGTTTGACCGCCAAGATCGAGCGCTTGGAGAAGCAACTCGCCGAGGCCCGCGAGGGACTCGTCGAGGCGAACGTGTTGAAGACCTCCGAGGAGATCCTGAAGACCGACGCGAAGTGGATCAAGCGCGGCGAGAAGCTGACCGCCATGAAGGCGCCTGAGTTGCTCGACCTCGTCGCGGCGAAGACCGGTGAGACCAAGGCGTCCTTCAAGGACACCGAGTGGGCTGAGGTCGTTCGTCAGATCCTGCTGGTCGAGGTGCGCAAGGTCGCTGTGAAGGCGAACGGTTGATCGGAGCCGTGGCGTTCGCACTAGGAGCCCTCGCGCTCCTAGTGTGGCGCTGCGCTCGCGAGGAGCGAAAGATCCTCGCTCGCGAGCAACGCGCAAGAGAGCGTCGGCGTTAGGCCGAGCCCGCCCGGTGGCGGCGAGAGGTGCAACTCCCCTCGCTCTCATAGACCTGGTTGTTCTAGGTCGACTCCAGGGAGCAGCTGACTGTGGTGGAAGACGTCAGCTGCTCCCGCCTTACACACGCGCCGACCACGTTGGCCGGCGTGACACGTAACCGAAGTGACCCAGGAGGTCCCAATGTCTTTGGCCCAGGAAATCGCAAACAGACTCAGCTGCTCGTTCGTCGTGATCGTGCAAGACGCTGACGAGGAACTAGCAAGGAGCGCAGCGATCGACGCGGCGCGACCGTTCGCCGAGGCTCTCGAGCGAACCGATATCGAGAACGGGAAGACGTGGGAGGAGCGAGCGTTTATGTCTGCGGCTGACCCGGAAGCAAACACGACCCTCGACACGTTGAGCTCGCAACGCCCCGACGTCGTTGTCATGGCCGATATGCTTTCGGTCTACGGGCAGAACCCAGCTGCGGTCAGGCTCATTCGCGAGATCGCTTTGCAGCAGCGGCAAGGTGAAGGGTTCTCGCGACTCGTTCTTATCGAGAACCCGAAGACCGAGATCCCCGACTTGCTCTACGGTGACTGCGAGTTGGTGACCCCGACGCTCCCAACCGTCGACGAGTTGCTTGAGGAGCTTGCCGACTTCCTTGAGCAGCGCGAGGGCGACGAGAAACCCGAGCGCCGCTATTCGATCGCGAGCGCTGTCGCGGGCCTCGACCGTCACCAGGCGAACCGGTTGTTCAACCTGTGCTGGGTCGAGAACGAACTGCTCGACGTTGCCTGGCTGCGAAAGCAAAAGGCAATCAAGGTCACGGAGCAACTCAAGGGCGCGATCAGTTTTGAGAACGAAGCAGCTGCGGAAGTCGGTGGCCTGGACGTCTTCAAGGGCTGGCTGAAGCCGCGCTGCGAATCGTTCAACTCGGCGAAGGCTCGTGCGTTCGGACTGCCCGAGCCGAAGGGTGTCTTGTGCGTCGGTATTCCCGGGTGCGGCAAGAGCTTGAGCGCGAAGGAGATTGCCCGCTCGTGGGGCCTGCCGCTCATTCGCCTGGACATAGGCAAGGTCATGGGGAGCCTGGTCGGTCAGAGCGAGCAACAGATCAGAGCGGCGCTCGCAGCCGCCGAGGCGTGCGCCCCTGCCGTCCTCTGGGTTGACGAGATTGAGAAGGGGCTCGCGGGGTCCAGTGGCGGCGGTGGCGACTCGGGCGTTGGGCAACGCGTGTTCGGGACACTGTTGACGTGGCTTCAAGAGAAGACCGCCCCGGTATTCGTCGTCGCGACGGCGAACAAGATTGAGAACCTCCCGCCCGAGCTTCTGCGCAAGGGGCGCTTCGACGAAATCTTCTTCGTTGACCTACCGAACGTCGAGGAGCGCGAAACGATCCTGGGCATTCACTTGGCGCGGCGCGACCGCAAGCTCACCAAGTCGGAGGTTACACGCCTCGTCAAAGCGTCGGAAGGTTACTCCGGTGCGGAGCTTGAGCAAGCTGTGATCGACGGACTGTTCACCGCGTTCGCCGACAAGGCACGCAAGCTCAAGGTCGGCGACGTTGAGGAGGCGCTCAAGAACACGAGCCCGATCAGCAAGACCATGGAGAAGGAAATCACAGCGCTTCGCAAATGGGCAACGAGCGGCCGCGCTCGCCTTGCCACCGCACCACTGTCCGTCGTCACCTCAACCCCTCGTCGTCGCCGTCGCGGCGCAAGCGTCTAAGGAGCAAGGCATGGCCTGCTACACACTCGTCAAAATCAAAGTCCCCGACACCGAGATCAACAAGAGGGCTCGGGTCAACCTCGGGCTTCCCGTCGAGGGAGACCTCACCCGCCTGGACGCAAAGCGCGTTCTGGACGAGGCGGGAGTGCTCACGAGCATTGCCACCGTCCAACGCCTCTCGCCTGGCGCGATCATTCGCCGCGTCGGCAACAAGCTCAACGTCTCCGTGAACAGGTAAGGAAGGAAAGCCATGGCACAAATCAATTTCACTATCGAGGTCGTTGACGGCAAGGCAACGATCAGGCTACCCGAGGGGCGTAGGCAGAAGTCAGACGCAGCTGCGCTGGAAGACCTCACCCTCAAAATCTCCGACGCGCTCGGCGACGTCGAGGAGCGGCATATCGGCGACCACGTCCACACCTACTTGAACAACGACGGCACGACCACGACGACCAAGCACAACCACCTTCACGGAGAACACTAATGACAAACCCAAACGAGAGAACCGTTCTTATCGTCGGCAGGCTACACATGAGCTTTGCCCGAGGAGTGAAATCGAACAAGGCGTTGGACCTCGGCCTCGAGGAGCTCCCGACCGAAACGGAGGCGGGCGGATTGATTCGCGGCGTCGGGTCTCACTTCATTAGCAAGGAGGCCCACGAGCACACGAAAGAAATGCAGCGTGAGCAGGCGAGGGTTCGCGAGGAGTTCCGCCGTCAGTTCATGACCGCGCCAATGGGAGACGGCTTCTACCTGATCCCGAAGACGGGTGCGGGTCGCGAGCTACTGACGAAGCTTGAGGTGAAGCCGGGTCTCACGGCTGGCGTGTCGGAGTGGGAGATCACGACCACCGACGAGGAGCGCCCACCGGCTGAGCTTGTCGAGTGGGGCGAGCGCGTGAAGCGCCAGCTGCAAGACGTCCCGCTCGGGCGCAAGGGCAAGGCAGACCCCGGTGGTCTCGACTTGCTAGCGAAGCTCGCGACTTGCCCCGTGCTCGACCGCGAGACCGCGAAGGAGATCAAGACCCTGATCGCGTTCGCGAAGCTCGACCCGTCCGACGCGTTCGCCCTCGACCGGAAGGGGCTCAAGCGTTCGATCGCTGCGGTCGCGGTCAAGGTCAACCTCACCAAGAAGAGCCCGCGTGCCGCGAAGGGTGGCAAGGTCGTCGTGACCGCACCCGAGAAGACCAACCGCAACGTCGGCCCCACGAAGGAGGAGACCGGTGCCGGGGACGCAGCCTAAGCCTGCGTGCCTCTGCGACGCCGAGTGGGACGTGGACATAGACCAAGTCCAGTGCTGCAAGTGCGGCTTCTCCTACGTCCCACGGGACGTCCAGGCGGGGCAAGGTGCGACGAGCGCGGACCTTGCCCGTGCGGCGCTTGTCCGCGCATGGGAGGCGCGGCAAGCGTGACCTCTTACGCCGACCTTCGCCACGCCTTTCGTGACTACCGCGACACGCCGTTCCCTGACGTGTTCGCAGGGGTCCTCGCCGACGCTACGTTGGCGGGGCCCCATGGGGCTCACTTTCACTTCTGGGTTCCTGTCGGTCAGGACCCGGATACTCTCTTGCCGCCAGCTGTCGCCGAGTGCCTTCACGAACGCGACGCCGTCGGACTCACCTGGGACTACGTTCGTCCCGGGCCCAACTGGATCAAACACCACTGCAACTGCTGTCCCAAGGAGGGACGAACCGTATGACTGAAACCGCCACCAAGCCCGAAGCTCTCGCCGAGCTCCGCGCAATGATCGAAGACGCCCGTCAGAAGAAACTCCTCACCAACGACCAGGCGCGAGCCGCGTCTGTCGCGCTTGGTCTTGAGGGCGACGAGGCCATGCTTGCCTCGCGACTCATGAGCGGCGGCGCAGACCCCGCGAGCCTCCAGTACCTTGAGCGAGGAAGCGTCAGCGAGAAGGTCGCGCTGGCTCACTACGCTGGCCCGGGTGTCTTCACCGCTGACGACCCCGAGCGCGAAGACTACCTCGGCCTCTGCGCCTTGTCGGCTGACGAGAGCCAGCGGGTATCGCTGCGCGAACGCGTGAACCACTACGTCGAGTCGCTGAGCATTCCGATTGACGTGCTGCCCGACCTAGCTCGCGACGAACTCGCCTCGATTATGTCGCTTCCTTTCTCGACCGTGACGCTGAAGGACATTGGTGGTGACAACCATCTGGGCGAGGTGTCGCTCCGGGTCTACAAGTCAGACCGGGGTTTCGCGAACGCCTACTGGAGCGGTGTCGCCTACGCAGCTGTCTACTTCGACGGGGAGCCGCTGAGCGAGAACGAGAACGAGCGACCATACCTCTACGTCTGCACGAACGGCAGCGTCGGTGTTGAGAGCCTGGGCCTACCGCTCGACAAGGTCCTGGACGACAACCGAGGGATCATTTCGTCCGGTGGCACGGTGTCGTACATCATGGAGCGAGTCGCACTATGAATGGCGCAGCGAAACACTTCACCAAGCTCGCCAGAGACGGCACGGAGATTTGTCGGCACCAGCCCGACGGGTCAATGCGGGTCATGCTCAAACCTCAAGCGACGCGCCTGTTCGACTGGCACAAGCCGAAGGTCACGGTGCCGGTTCGCCAGTGGCGTCCGGCTACGGGGATCACGCGTTGGGAGTTCGCCAGGAACAACACGCCGGACAACCAGCGACCGTTATTTGAAGCGCTTCAGGACGAGGTCCAGCGACACCCGCCCAGGGTGCCGCCTATCGGGCTGCTAAAGGAAATGCTTGAGACTAGGGCGGGGAACCCTGTCCTCGATAACGGCCTCCCTGGAGCGCCTCCCACGGCTGCGACCAGCGAACTTCTGGACAAGTACATCCTCCGAGCCTCGACACCTGACGGTCAGTGGCGCTTCTCGGTGCAAGCCGTCAGGCTCGGCGAAGGCGAAGTCGCCGACCGACTCGACGTTCGGCACAGGGACTACCGCACGATTGCCGACTGGACCCTGCTGACGCGTCTGCGTGCGTGGTGCTTGGCCGACAATCGCTACGCGTTCATTCCCATGCCTGGCCAGGACATTAACGAGGACGGCTGGGAGCACTGCTACGAGAACGCGACACCGAACAACCTTGTTCTGATCGCGCCGAGGTATACGCAATGAGCGCTGACACCGAAGTCGCTTGGCGCGTCAACGTTTGGCGCGACGGGGCGTGGCACCCGTGGAGCGGTTCGTCGGGTGACCTCCGACTCTCTGGTGCTGCGCGAATGGAGGACGCGGAGCGCAGCGCAAAGAAGGAGTTCGACAGGGTCGCAGGGACCGGTCGCGTCGTGAGGCTTTCGATAAGGCACCTCGTCTTGGACGTCGCGAACCTTGCCACGCTCGACCAGGACGAATCGCAGGACGCCTTCTGGTCTATCCTTGTTCGCAGCGCAGCGGCGCCTTGCAGTTGGTGCGACGAACTCACCACGTTCCTGACTGGGCTTTGCGGTGGCGGCGAGTGCGCCGCATGACCATGACGCCTGAAGAATTCTTCGAAAGCATGACCGGCCCCTCGTGCCTGGTCACCGGCCTTCTTACTCACAGGGACTTCCCCGACCTACCGCTTGAGATTGACTTCCCTGACTTGGCTACGTTTCTGATCTTCGTTACTGGGGCCCCGGCGTTCGCGAAACGCGTTGGTCACGACGGCAAGGTAACGCTCACAATCCGCTGCGCTTGCAGCAAAGAAGAACTCATGGAGTTGCCCCTATGAAACTGAACAACCGAGACGCGCTGCTTGAGGAACTTGGGACCGTCCTCCCGGACTACGTCGCCAACGAGATCGAGCGCGTGAGGAGGCAAACCGGCATGGGGCACAGCGGTCCGAGGGTCACGGACCTCAAGGTCACGTTCTTCGAAGACGGCGAGGAGGTCTACGAGTGCGATTTCACCTTCGCGCTCAGGATACTTGCGTGCGATCTTTGGCAGGCCGGCGACGGAACTGACCTCTCGGACGCCGACTCGCTGACGGTCGGGACCTACTAACCAACAACCAAACTGAAGGAGCGCCATGAAACGAGTTTTGATTGAAGAGGAGCAGCGAGCGCGAGTGCGTGCAGCTGCGTTGAAGAAGGAAGCCGAGTTGGAGTTGCGCGAGAGCGAGCCCGGCGTCGGCACCGAGTTGCTTGAGATCCGAAACGTTCTCTCGCGGGTCGGCAGGAAGAGTACGTATGGTGAGGAACTAATGATCGAGCTCCACAAGGAGCGGCTCGCAACCGCGAGCGCGGAACAGAAAGCCAAGGAGAAGAGGGCATGAAGGACACGAAAGTTACTTGCACGAGGAAGCTGGAGTTCGACGCGGGCCACCGGGTCTACAAGCACGAGAGCAAGTGCGCTCACCTCCACGGTCACCGCTACGTTGTCGAGGTGACTGCACAAGCGGACGAGCTAGACGAGGTCGGTCGCACGATCGACTTCAGCGTGCTCAAGGAAAAGATCGGCGGCTGGCTGGACGAGAAGTGGGACCACGGAATGATCATGAACGACGTTGACCCGCTCGCGAAAGCAGTCGGTCGCCTTGAGGTCGTGCCGCGCCCTGGTCGGAATGAGGTTGGGACTCTTCAAAAGCTCTACCTCATGCCGTGCAACCCGACCGCCGAGAACATGGCGAGCTATCTTCTCGACGTGATTTGCCCAGACCTACTCGCTGGCGCGGGCGTTGACGTCGTGAAGGTTCTTGTCTGGGAGACGCCGAACTGCAAAGCCGAGGCTTCGCTATGAGCGGCAAGAAGCAATTCAACGCGAGGGTTCGGAGGCGAGCGGTGATCGGGCAACGCCCCGCAGCTGCCGCGAACGAGTTGAACGACCAAGTGCTCTCGCGAACGAAGCAGCGCAAGCTCGTGAAGGACGCGCTCATTCTCTACGCGAGCGTCTGGAGCGAGTCAGTCAAGCCAGGCTTCGACTGTTTGTTTCACGCAGCCGCGCTCCAGCTGCTTGGAGCAAAGCGACACGGGTTGCAGTTCATGCTTCAAGCCGGGACGTGTTACTGGCCGAGGCATACGCCAGAGACCGACCCTCACAAGGACGCCGACGCACCGTTGTTCGGCTTTGAGTGGCAGGGTGAGAAACGCGTTAAGCGGGAAGCCTACTGCGAGGAGACCGGAACGGTTCGCGAGCTCATGCCCGAGCTTCATTGCTGGCTCGCTTTGCGGCACAGCGACGGGTCGGGAACGATCGTTGACCCGACAACCTCGACGTGGCCTGCTCGAGCAAAGTTCGAAGGGCATAGCTGGCCTGGCCGGCGGCCGCCTCCCTACCTGTGGTCAAAGTCCGACGAGCTAGAGGAGCGATACAGCCTGGGCCTTGGCCTTGAGATCAACTACTCGCCGATCTACCACCCTTCGGGGGACGCATGCGAGTTCGCCGCAAAGCTCGCCGAGGAGAGTATCTACCCGAAGCTTGCCGAGGCACTGGGACTCACAATGAATGCGAGACAGTCGTGAAGACCTATTCGGTGAAGAAGATTTTCGGACCGACGCTTCAGGGCGAAGGGCACCGCGCCGGAACCGTGACGCTGTTCTTGCGGTTCGCGGGCTGCAACCTTCAGTGCGTCGACGCCGAGGAACTCGACCGCAAAATGGAGGGCCTTGAGATTGACGTCGGGTTTATGTGCGACACCGACTTCAAGGGCGGGGAGCGCCTCGGCATTCCCGAGATCCTTCGAACCTTGGCCGTGCTTTGGGGGAGCCGCCCTCACGCGAATCGGGCTGTCGTGATTAGCGGCGGGGAACCGACGCTTCAGCTTGACCGCGAACTGCTCTACGCGCTTCGTGGTGACGGCTGGTACACGGCGGTCGAGACGAACGGAACGTCTGGCGACGAGGTGCTTGACGCGGCTGATTGGATTTCGTGTTCGCCGAAGGGGCCGACTCGGCTTCGCCGAGCAGACGAGGTCCGCTGCGTCGTGTCGCCTGGGAACCCGCCAGACGATCGCGGGATTGAATCTCGGCATGCCGCCGAGCTTCACCGGTTCGCTTCGCCTGCTTGGGCACCGCAGGACTCCGACTCCTCTTCGAACCTTTGGTGCGCGATCAATTGGTGCAAGGAGAACCCCGCTTGGAGACTCTCGGTCCAGCAGCACAAGGCGTGGGACGTCGAATGAGCGGACTGGAAGCAATCAAGGACGCCCTGCTCAAGCGCGTCGAGGAAAGCTCCGTGCCTCAAATCTTTGACGCGTTGGACTTTCAGGAGGCACTCGTCGCCCTGGAGCGCGACGGACTGATCACTCGCGAGGGCGCGGGCTGGATCTCGACCGGCGAAGACTGCGGCGACGGGTGCCTGACCGACGCCGAGAGAAACCCGGGTATCAACGAGCGGTAGCACGCGAGCACCCGCCTGCGCCGTGCGGGCGGGTGCTCACAAATAAAATTTGAAACCCCTAAAGGTCTCGCCACGCAACGACCGATAGGTGTCTACACCCAACCGAAGGAGAACCCAATGATCAAAGCCTGTCAGGAATGCGACCGCCCAGCCGTGGGTCGGATCGCCAAAGCGAAGTCGAAGACCGGGCCCGCGCCCACCGAGGAACTACTGTGTGCCGAGTGCATGCTTGAAGCCCGCAAGATCGGTCACGCGGTCGAGCAGCTTGAGCCGCGAGACGACCTCGTCGAGCGCGTCAAGTATTCGATCCGCGTTGGGCAGTATGACGAGGAAACCTTTGAGGGAACGCTCGCGCTGGATATGGCCGTTGGGAAACTCATGGCGCGGCAAATGCAGCGGCGCACCTCGCCGCGCTGCAAGTGGGACGGGGAGCCGTGCGGTCTCCGAAGCTGTAGCTCGGGCGGTTGCTTCCTCGACACTCGTTGGTCGTCGCTGCACGGGAAGAAGCCACAGTGAGCAGCGCTGGGATTCTCGACCGGATCAACCCGGAGGATTTACCACCCGCTGAACGGTGGTCGTGTCGCGAGTGCGGTCGGAACGGTTTCAGCCTGAACCGACCAAACGCGAAGCGAAGGACCGAACCCTGCCCCGACTGCGAGGGCGTCATGGACGTCTGGCCGACCGACGAGCCAGTAGCGCTCCGGATCTTGCACGAGCGAAACACCGCTCGCGATTCCGACAACGACTCCACAATAAGTCGCCAGCGATAGGTGCAACTCCACAGCCCGTTTACACCGGGCAATCCAGTTACTCCCAACCTCTATTTCGCTGGGTTTGTTGGAGCGAGTCTGTACAACAGCAAGCGACCCCTGGTTAGCCCAGGGGTCGCTCCCAACTGAAGGAGTACCAAGAGACGCGCCACACGTCACCGGCACGACTCTCTTGTAGCAAACGGGTGACGACAAACCGGGGAACCGTGACAGTCGATTTGTTTGCCTGGCGACGAGCAGTCGCTTCACCAGCTGGTCCCGCGTCTTCGACGACGCGTTTGGTCTTGCTCGTGCTCTCGCTACGAATGAGCCGCGACGACGGGTCGTGCTACCCGGGCCTCGACCTGCTCGCGATCGAAACCGGCCTGTCCGAAGCGTCGGTCTCCAAGCACCTCAAGCTTGCGAAGAAGACCGGGTGGATCTCGATAACGCGTCGCCCTGGCAAAGACTGGAGGCGGCACCTCTACACGCTGTCAGTTGAGCGTAGTTCAACTGAAGCACGTTCAACTGAAGCACGTTCAACCGAACCTAATCGCGGCTCACTTGAGCTAGGTTCGGGCGACCACCTTATTATGAACCAGACAGTAACTAGGGGGACACTTGAGCTAGGTTCAGCTGAGCCTAGCTCAAGCGAGACCCTCCCAATCCATGTTGAGCCGCCACCCTCCAGCGTCCCGCGACCAGGAGACCCCCGGACGCTGCGAGCGGTAGCGCAGACGGCACGTTCGCAGCAGATCCGTCCTGGGACGCGGTCAACCGGGAAACAGGGCCGTACAGGCGCTCCCTCGCTGTCAAGCTCAGACCTGATCAATGGACTTAGGGCGATCTACCCGCACCCGACCAATAGGGGCGCCCCACGGGTGGTCCCGCAACCGCTCGCGATCGAGAAGTGGCTAAAGGAACTGATCACCAAAGGGTCCGTCGGGGTCGACGATTTCCCAGCGATTCTCGACGGCGCAAAGGGTGCCGCCGTCCTGGCGAAGCGTCACCCGGAATTATTCCGCCGCGGCCTTCGCACATGGCTCAGCGAAGGCGGTTGGGGTGAAGAGGTCGAGGAGGACGCGACAGCGAGTCTCTCGATACCGCCGCCCTCGACCCGCCCGCTGTACACGCCGACCAACTGGAACAAGCCGACGCCAACTCAACTGAAGGACCCCAATGGAATCATGGACAACAGGAGAGGCACCTAACCCGCTCCTCCGACGAACGCCACCGAACAACAAAGACGCCGAACGAAACGTGCTCGCTGCATGCTTCGATCGATACAAGGGGCTGGACGAACTCGAGACCCCGCTCGCCCCGAAAGATTTCTACAGCCCCTGGCTCTCGGCAGTCTGGGGAAGCATGGCCTCTCTTCGTGAGCGGCGGATTCCCGTGGACGCCCTTGCGGTCACGAACGACATGGAGCGGCAAGGCTCGGCACTGAGCGACGACCAAAAGACCGACCTCGTCGTGCTTGAGGTAGACACCGTCCCGACCGCTGCGCAGGTGAACTACTACGCGAAGATCGTTATGGCCCTCTCGCGGAAGAGGCAACTGATCGAAGCCGGCGCGAGGATCGTTGAGCTTGGCTGGAGCAATGGGAAGGTCGCCGACACATTCGACAAGGCGCATGAGCTCCTCTTCGCCGTGACCGCCGACCGGGCAAGTCAGAAGATTTACTCCGGGGACGTGCTCGCGAAGGAACTGCTGGACCACGTCAACGATCCCAACCGTGACCCGGGTGTCGTGTCGGGCTGGCGAGACCTTGACGAAGTCGTCCAGTGTTTCAGACCCCGCGAAATGTCGATCCTCGCAGCGCGACCGAGCATGGGAAAGACGAGCCTCGCGCTTTGCCTCGCAGCCGCAATGCTCAACCGGAACGAGCGCGTCGGGATCGCGAGCTTGGAAATGGATCGCCTCCAGCTGGCGTGCAACGCGACCGGTTCGTTCGGCGGCGTGGACACGACCAAGATTCGACGCGGGGTCTTCGGCGAGACCGAACCCGGTCGCTTCGACAGCGAGACAGCGAAACAGGAATACGGCAGGACCGTCGACGGGATCATGTGGCTTGAACAGACCGGCGAACGCCTGGGCGTCTTCGACGGCGTGGTCGCTTCGGTGCGGGACCTCGGACGCGTGCTTGAGCGAATGGTCCAGCGGCACCAATGCCGAATCGTCTTCGTCGATTACATGCAGCTGCTCTCGGGAACGGAGAACACACGGGGCGGTGGTCGCTACGCAGAAATCACGGAGGTCTCAATCATGCTCAAGCGCTACGCCAGGCAACTGAACATTCACCTGTGCGTGCTCGCGCAGTTGAACCGGAAGGTCGAGGACCGGAGCGACAAGAAACCGATCATGGCCGACCTACGAGACAGCGGGCAGGTCGAGCAAGACGCCGACGTGATCATGCTGCTTCACCGACCCGAGTACTACTTCCCCGACAAGCCTGAACTCAACGAGCTTGCGCTCCTGAACGTGGCGAAGAACAGGAACGGTCCAACCGGCATGGTCAGACTTCGCTTTGAGAAGACGTTCACGCGGTTCACCCCGGCATGAAACAGGCACACGAAAGGTTCGGGCCGCGACGAGGTTGCGTTGACTCCCTCGTCGTGACCGACCAGGACCTCAACGAATACCTCCGAGGGTTCGCGCTCAAGGCAATGGAGCAGGGGTCAACGACACAGGAAATGGAAGCAACGCTGCGGTGCCTCGTTGGGCACTGCGATCGATTTCGAAAAGGACTCAAGAAAAGAACACCGAGGGACACGGCATGAGTATTTACCCGGCAGACCCGGCAGAGGCTTACGAGCAAGAAATGGAGGCGCGGTTCGCGCCGCTCGACAAACCGGACAAGCAAGCCCGGCAACCGTGCGACCACGAGGAGCCGTGCACGGGCTGCGGGCACTACGCCGAGCACGACGACGAGGAGCAGGCATGATTGTCTTTGAGCCTCGCGCCTACCTTTGCAATCACCACCCGCAGAATCCAGACGGGTGCTCGTGTGCCGAGGCCGGTCTTACTTGCCCAGGCAGGACCGACGGGTGCGCTTGCGACAACTGCTTTCACGGACTCGACCGTCTCGCTGTCGCGTTGATCGCGGCGCGTGGAGACGAACTGCGGCGACCGCACCGCGACGTCACCCGGGCCCTCAAGGGAGCAGCTGCGCGAACGCGTGGCGGTCAGCGTCAAAGCGTCCAGGCCGAGCTTGAAGGATTGAGCGACGAGACCTCACGGTGGCTACTCGCGACGCTCCGAAGCTACGACACGGAAAAGAGCAAGGCAGATCGCGCAAGACGGTTCGGACTCGGGGGACTGATATGAGCCTTCACGAATACAAGGTCAGTCGTGAGCTTTACGCGCTGGACCCGACGCCGCCGTTCTACGGTTTGATCATGGCTGCTATGCGGCAGGCCGACAGTAGCAACGCGCACATTCTCCGACGGTCTTTCCCGGAGGTCTGGGACGAGTTCCACAAGCGGTGGAACTCGCCAGACGGGAAGTTGCCAGAGGAGAGGGAGACCTGCAGCTACCCGAGGTGCTTCAAAGGCTGGATCACCGAGACACCTGGAATGCAAGCGCTCAGTCCCAACGCTCGACCCGACCTAGAGCCGCGCTCGTGGCAGTGCCCGGTGTGCAACAAGGACGGCAAGGCGTGACAGCTTGCGACAAGTGCGGGGAGGTCGTTGACGTCCCCGAGCACGAAGCACCGGGGAAGCCGTGCGGTCGAGACCTCACCGAAGAGTTTGGCGAGCAAGCCGGTCGTTGCACCGGCATTGCCCGCGCCACTGACGAATGAATCACCACCCGGGTCGGGTGTCCGACCCGTTCTATACGTTCCGTTTACACCGTTACCACCTATTGACTACACTGAAGGAGTCAACATGGAATTCACACTACGACCCGCACGACGC